ACGAGCGGAACTGCGCTGCCGGTAGCGTCAAACATCGTGTCGATCAGCGCCGCCAACCCGGCGGTCGTCGCGGTGGCGGCCGGCACCGGAGCCAGCTACAGCACGTCGCAGCAGATCACCATCTCTGGACTGACCGGCGGCAATGTCGGGTTCAACGGCACCTACAAGATCACCACTGTATCGACGGACAACGTTACAGTGACCGGCCTCAACGGGACGTTGTTCACGAGTCCCACGGGGCCGCTGAACCAGACCAACACGCCCGGCATGACGGCCATGCCGTCGCCCAGCACCGCCACCTATGTCTGGTCGAAGATCTGCGGCATCACGTCGAGGACGGTCAACCGCACCACCACGATGCAGCAGACGGAGATCCCTGACTGCGCCGATGAAAGCCTGCCCAACGCCATCGAGAAGGCCGTGCAGGCGCAGGAGCAAACGATCAGCGGGACGGGCGTGTGGGCGGCTGAATCGCACCAGACGATCCTTAGCTGGTGGCGGGCAGGCGCTCGGAAATCGATCCGCGTTGGCAATACCAAGGCGCCGACTGGAGCGATCATCTATGAGTATGGCCCGGCCTTTCTGACGCAGGTCAACAACACCGCCGAGAAAGGTCAGAAGGTCACGGCCGATCTTCAGATCGAATTCGACGGCTTGCCGTATGTGATGATCGCATGATCGGCAAGGGCGAACGGGTCATTTGGGCTGGTGGCGAGCATGAGTTCCGCTTTGCCATCGGCGAATTGCGGGCGCTCGAGAAGAGCTGCGATGCGGGTGTGGCCACGATCCTCACCCGCCTGTTGTCGACGCAGTTCAAGGTCGACGACATCATCGAGGTGTTGCGCATCGGTCTGCAGGGCGGCGGCATGTCGCAGGAAGAGGCGATGCGGACGATCGAGAAGGCCTATCCGCACGCCAACCTCTACGAGCTCTGCATGACGGCCTGCGGCGTCCTGTCCATGTTCATCACCTGGAAGACGGGCAAGGGCGAGGACGAGGCGGAAAAGGGGGAAGCAAAGGCGCCGACGACGGAGAGCCCCTCAACAACGGACGAACCCGTTGGTCGAGACACGTCGGCGCCGCTGCAGTAATGGGCTGGACGCCTCGTCAGTTGGACGATGTGACTTTATGGGAATTCGACTGCGCCTTGGCTGGCTGGAAGAAATTCCACGCCGCAGAGGAAGAGGACGAGGGGCCGCCGGCCATGTCGGATGAGCGCCTCGCCGAACTCGGGATCGTGGGGTTTGCCAATGGCCGCGAGATCGCCTGAAGACCTGGAAGCCATGGTGATCTCCATCTCGGCGGATATCACCAAGTACCAGAACCAGATCGCCAAGATGGCCGACGTCGCTGCCAAGGCGGCGGCGTCGATAGAGAAATCATTCACCTCGGCCAACGACAATGTCGCCCGCAGTTACACCGGAGTTGGCCGGGCGGCGCAGCAGGCCAATGATCAGATCACCCGCTCGGCCCGCGCCACCCGCGCCGAGACCGCCAACATGGCGGCTCAATTCCAGGACATCGCAGTCAGTCTGCAGGGCGGTATGGCACCGATCTCTGTGGCTCTACAGCAGGGCACGCAGTTGGCTGCAGTTCTGCAGCAGGCCGGGCAGACAGGCGGTGGCGCTTTGAAGGCCCTTGGGGCCGCAGCTCTGTCGCTGATCAATCCGGTGCAGTTGCTCACCATCGGCTTCGTCGCGGCCGCCGGTTTTGCCTTCCAGTATTTCATGACGGTGATCAAAGGCAGCAACGATTCGGCCGAGGCGCTGGCCAAGCACCAGGAGGCGCTGAACAAGCTGGCTGACAATTACCGCCAGGCTGCGCCCGAGTTTGCCGCGATGATCGACAAGATCAATCTCGGCAAGGCCGTTGAGGATGCCACCAAGACGGTGGACCAGGAGTTCGCCACTATCCGCTCGTCGATCCAGGAGACGGCCGAGGCCATTAATCGGTCGATCGGACAGATCGGTGGCGGCGAAGGCGTCATTCGTGCCGAGGACCTGGATCGGGCAATCAAACTGCAGACCACGATCACCAGCATCATCGAAGATGCCAAGCACGGTCTGATCCCTGAGACCTCGATCAACGCTGCCATCGAGTTGATGCGGCAATTGGCCGAGAAGGGGATCATCGATCCGACAGCGGCGCAGGCGGCGATCAATGCCTTCGCCAAGATCAACACCCAAATTGGCGACGCCAACAAGAAGGTCGAGGCGCTCAATCAACTGCTCGACGCCGTCCACAAGTTTCCCGATGCGGCGAAACTCAAGGAATACCAGAAGGGGATGGAGGAAGTCGAAACCATCGGCAAGCGCCACGTGACCGACCTCGAGAAAATGGACGCATGGCTCGGCTCGATGCTCGGCAAGGCGCAGAGTTTTGGCCAGGCGGCTGAGGTCTGGACCAAGGCGTTCCAACAGACGCCGGCGGGCGGCCTCGGAGAGGACGAGATCAGCAGGGCCATGCAGTCCTCGACGGCCGAGTTCATCAAGGCCCGCGAGAGTTTCACCGACGTAGCCAAGCGGGATCTGGGCGGGGCCTTCCGGGTTGGCTTTTGGTCGGACACCGTAACCGATGAATTCAATCGGGTGACCAAGGTCGTCGAGGGCATGACGACGACAATCGATGCCGCCAACCGCGACCTGGCGCGGCGCATTATCGAGGCCCAGAACCAGATCGCCAATGCCATCGGCGCCAACAACTTCGCGGCCCTGACCGAGAACCAGAAGACCGCCCTGACCTCGATCGTCTACAACTACGGCAAACTTCCCGACCGCATCGTTGCGGCTTTCAAGGCCGGCGGCGGCACCGACAAGATCGCTCAATCCATCTTCGATCTTGGCACCGACAATGCGGGCATCAACCGCAAGCGCCGGGCGCTCGAGGCGGCGCTCTTCGGTGGATCCGCTGGACGAGATTTCGAAGGCGTGCTGGAGCAGAACGTCCAGGAGACGCAGTCGATCCAGGAGAAAATCGCCGTCCTGCAGGCGGAACTCGAGGCGCGCAATGCACTCAACGCCGTGCGCGATGAGGAGACATTCCTGGTCACTAGGGCGACGGAAGAAGCCAAGCTTGAGCAGGACATCAAGAACGGCACGCTGCAGCTGACCGACGAGGAAATCGCCAAGCGCAAGGAACTGATCGCCACCTATGCCAACTACGTCGCGGTCAAGAAGGGTGCCGATGCTGCCGTCAAGCAGGCCAACAAGGACACCAAGCAGGAAGTCAAGGATCTGGCGGCGCTGCGCGATGCCTATGCCTCCATGGCCACCGGCTTCCTGACCGGTTTTGTCAATGATCTGAAGGCCGGCGCTTCGGCTTCCGAGGCTCTGCAGAATGCCTTGTCGCGGCTCGCCGATCAACTCCTGCAAATGGCGGCGCAGAAGCTCTTCCAGAACGTCTTCGGCAGTGTCCTCGGCGTCCCCGTGGCGCACAGCGGCGGGCCGATCAATAGCATTGGCATGCGCCGCAACGTCTCGCCTCTCGCCTTCGCCGGGGCCCCGCGCTTTGCCAGAGGCGGCATGGTGGGGGTCGGGACGAACGAGGTCCCGGCCATCCTGCATCGCGGCGAGGTCGTCATCCCGGCATCGATGGTGCGCCAGGCGGCACGCATGCCGACCGGTAGCGGTGGCGGCACCACGGTACGTGTCGGCGACATCGCCATCACCACCAACCTGCAGGGACTGGCGCCGGACGTGAAGGCCGAGAGCAGCCGCGGGCGCGAGTTCGGTTTGCGCGTGCAAGCCCTGGTGCAATCCGAGATCCAGCGGCAATCGCGGCCGGGCGGCATCCTGACAGCGCAGGGCTCGGGCAACCGTGTGGGGAGGTAGCCATGGCCTTCGACGGAACCGATGGTGGCTGCTGGAAAGCTGACATCCCCTACGGCGTCGAATATGCGCCGCGTCTGCACGTTGCCAAGTTCGGTGACGGCTACGAGCAGCGGGCCTTCGAAGGCATCAATCCGAACATCGTCACCTGGAAGCTCAACTGGTCGATGCGCCCGGAGACCATCATCGAGGACATGATCCAGTTTCTGGGCGAGCTCTACGGTGCCGCCTTCCTGTTCAACCCACCGAACCGGCTCGATACCATCTGGGTGTTCTGCGATTCCTGGTCCGTGCAATGGGTCCACAAGGGCAATGACGGGACCATGTATGGCAGTCTGTCAGCCGAGTTCCGGCGGGCCTATGGCGCCAGCCTGAACCAGCCGGCGCTGCCATGACGAAACTATACGACGATTTTACACAATCGCCGGGCTGGGGAACGCCGCTCGCCAGTGCGACGCTCGATCTGAACTTTCTGAAGGGCACCTATTTCGGTGCCACGCCATCTAACTTGACCTGCACCCGCACCACATCCGGCACGGATCTTTTGTGGGACGATCCGGCTGGCTTTGCCTATACGACCTTTCCGACCAACACGATCCGCATCAAGTC